AAAACAGTACTTGGAACGGTTAATATAGCACATTTATAACCCATTTCCGTGCTTAATTTTATTTTCCTACAAAACTGTTCATATATCTTCTGATAAATCTCTTTACGAATTCTTTTTCTCTCGTAATCAACTTTCTGAACATCGCTTACTCGCAACATCTCATAGTAGTGTCTTATCTTTCAAGAACTTTATTTCTTTGGTTCTCCCACGCAACTTTATCAAAATATTGACGGTTCAAAGCTGTTTTTTCTTTGATTATCTCATACTTTGTAAATTCACGACCAGTGCCATCTGTAACATATGGTGATACATTAGTTGGAGAATCAATACCCAAGGGTTGGGTTCTCGCACTTAATATCTGAGCGGTTCTGTAATCCGCATCAACGGTTACAGCAAAACCATAAGCAAATCCCTTGTTTCTAACACACATGAACATCACACGAACAACCTCCCTGAGTGGACCCTTAAATTGTTTTATCTCACTTGTCTCAATAATATAACAACAATCATCGATTTTTTCTTGAATGTATTTATTGGCATTCAAAATTATCTCTTGGAGGTGGTGGGGTCCAACTTTAACAGGAACCTCTTCCATCCCTGATGTGTTTGTAAGTTCATCGTTGATTAACAAATACTCAGCTTCCTTTTTGTGACCTGAAAGTCCAAACCGTTCAACAAATCCTTCCTTCTGGGTTATAAGAATTAACATCAGGATAATTAGAAAAAATATGAAAACATTCATTTTACTATTATGCGTTATTTTTTTTTACAATTAAAAAATAAACTAATACAAGAGATGTCTTGTATACTTGTATTCAGTCCCAAGTGTTCACATTGTAATGACTTGATTGCATATTTGAAAAAACATCCACACTTCACAAACCTGGTAAAGTATCATAATATCAATACACAAGGAATACCACAGAGTATGAAACAACATATAAAATCTGTCCCAACAATGTTTACAAAAAACGGTAAAGTATTAGTTGGAAAAGAAATTCAAAATTGGCTTAATTCTCTACTCCCAAACAAAGAATTAACAAACCATAATTTTCGTGGGGGATTTGGAAACTTTTCATCAATTGATGGGGAGGATGACACGGAAATAGGTTTTGATCTTGAAAACTATGGACAATCCCTCCAGCCAGCGATGACACCACAACTTGAAGCCCGAATATCACAGGATGTTAAGGATGCATATTCGGATGCTGAACCATCAAATCAATTAAAGATTTAAAGACAATTTTTAATTAGATGAAGCTTACTACTATCCAAGCTTCAGCAATAAAATCTTGTTTTGAAGTTCTATCAGGAATACTTAACGACGTTAATATTTATTTCAAACCCGAGGGTGTTTTCATTACCACCCTAGATACAGCAAGAACATCCCTAATTGATTTAAGACTTTCAGCAGAAAATTTTGAAGAATATGAATGCGAGGAACCTATTGTTGCGGGTGTAAATATTTCAAATACTTTTAAACTTTTAAAGTCAATTACAAATAATGATATTCTAAAACTTTCTATTAACTCAAAAGAATTTATGAATATTGAAATTGTCAGTGAAAATAAAAAAACAAAAACAAATTTTCAACTCAAACTCTTGGATATTAACGAAAATATTTACGAAGTTCCAGAAATTCCAATGACAGTCACAACATCAGTTTCATCTGTAGATTTTCAAAGAATATGTAGGGACATGAGTAACATTGGCACAGACATATTTATAAAAAGAGTTGGAAATACAATATCCCTAGGTTGTTCTGGTGATTTCGCCAACCAAGAAACATCAATTGAATGTGTTGAAACAATTCAAAGTGAGTTGATTGGAGAATATTCACTGAGATACTTAAATATTTTCACAAAGGCAACAAGTATGTGCGCAATGGTGCAACTTATGCAAGAAGAAGAAAATAGATTTTTGGTTCTTAAATATAGTATTGCAAACCTAGGGGAATTAAGATTTTACTTGGCAACTAAAACAACTGAGTGAGCGGTATTGTAAGCCTTCACATTTCCCATAACATCACTAATTACCAAATATGGATACTCTTTCTTCATTGTATCCTTATCAAATGTAAACATATCCTGGATAAGAATACCTTTTCCGTAAAAGTTACTCTTAGGACCAGCGTACCTTTTTACCTTATCGGTGACATCCCTAACCGTTTCACAATTATCATTAACTAATTTAGCAGAAATTATTGGCATACATATACCAGTTTCATTTTCTTGAGGAGGACACTCTTGGGAAACTCCATGAGACAAATATTTGTAAATACGATTATTGTAATAATATTTTGTGGTGACCACACATTTAATTACATTTTGGGGAATAGAATATTGGGAAATATCCTTTTTTGTTATATCAACAAAATGAGATGTGTTATAATGAGACCAATGTTGTGATTCATCATACCAAAAATCACTTGAAATAATATAGTCCTCATCTGGGTCTATTTCATATGACAAGGAACGATATATAATCTCATAGTTTTTGCGTTTGAATAAACAAACATATAATTCATAAGCCTTTAGAATAACAGGGGTTAAAAGTTTAATCAACATTATATATAATGGAAGGTAATTTTTTAAGTAGATACAATAACAAATTAGAAGATTTTGAAAAAAAGATTACCTGTGATCCTTCAAATAAATTAATGTATGAATCTGAAATGGCAGACTATATAATAAGGTGTATGCCTTATATGTCAAGACACGCTGAAGAACAAGATGAAAAAATTTCACATGATAATGTTTTTAATTGTAAAGAAACAAAAGGTCTAGACAGAAAAGATATTTATTTAGATTATCTCGCGGAAGTTGAAAACATGAATGTTGATAGAATAAGTATAAAAAAGAAAGAAGAATGTGATGATTGTAAAACTGGAAATCTTTTATACTTCTCCGAAACTACAGATGTTGTATGTGGAGATTGTGGTAAAGTTGTTGATGTTATGTTAAGTGAAGAACTTACATATAGAGAAGAACATGAATCAACTGAAAAAATAATTAATTATTCATACAAAAGAGAAAATCATTTTAATGAATGGTTGTCCCAATTCCAAGCACAAGAAATGACAAATATTCCACCAGAAGTTATTGACAATTTGAGAATAGAATTGAAAAAATTAAAAATTAAAAAATTAGAAGATATTACACATACTAAAATAAGAGGTCTTCTAAAAAAATTAAAATTAAACAAATATTATGAACATGTTCCATATATAACAAATATTCTTAATGGTATAAATGCTCCCAAGATGCCACAAGAATTAGAAGAGAGATTGAGAATTATGTTCAAAGATATTCAAGCTCCTTTCGAAAAACATTGCCCACCAGAAAGAAAAAACTTCCTTTCATACTCCTATGTCCTTTACAAATTTTGTGAACTCCTAGGGGAAGACGAATATCTTCAATATTTTCCATTGTTGAAATCAAAAGAAAAATTATACAACCAAGATGTGTTGTTTAAAAAAATATGTGAAGATTTAAAATGGGAATTTATACCAACAATTTAAAGAATAAATTACAATTTATTATAATGGATAAATATTTGTATGTGTTACGAGCTTCATGGTATCACTTTAGAAGAGGCTTTGAAACATTGTACGAAGGTTTCAAAGACCCAGATAAATTTTATAAAGAAGACAGAGAACAAACCGCACTATTGGCTAAACTATTCCCAATCATGGTTTATCTCACAATGAATCACAAACCATATGGGTGAGTATGAACCCATACATTACAAATCCATTTCTCACCATTTTTTACTGGTATACCACCGTGTATAGACTTGTCAGTAATTAAACCATAATTATCTAAATTATTAAACTTCAATACATCACCCGCTTGTAATTTATATTTTTTATTCAAAGTTGGAAAATCTGTTTCACCTCCCTCATAATCATCATTTAATGCTATGAGGAATGTGTATTTTCTTTTATTTTCACCCTCAAATGCATCGTTGTGGGGAATATAAAATCCACCTGGTTTGTATCTGACAACTTGGAGTTTTTCACAATTTTTAAGGGGTCTGTCGCATTTTTTCAAACAACGACGCATTACGCGCTCAACAATTGGATCGTCCTTGGGACATAAAAATGCAGTTTCACTTACCCTAACCTTATTATCAATCCTCCTATTTACACCCTCCTCAACCGTAGAAGTTTTTAATTTATCGCGAGCAACTTTCATGATATGCTCCCTCTCTTCTTCTGTAATCAATTCATCATACACCCTTGGTTTAACATATGTAGGAATTAGCATGTAAATAATAAATATTAATGCAAGCAATACGACTATAATCATACTATTACTATTACAAAAGATTATTTGTGAAAAGACCAATTGACTGAAAAATATGGAATAACACAGTTGTTATATCTCCTACTAATACTAAGCATTTCTTTACCAGTATAACTAATAAGTTTGGTTAATATATCATATATTTCTGGAAATTTATTTTTATCCAATACAAATTGTCGTAATAAATCTCCAGTTGTATCTACAAACATTGTCAAAACATTTCTAAAATCTCGTCTCTTTTCCCTGTCCCTCTCTTTTCTTTGAATTTTTCTTTTGAAATCTGTCTCAGATATTTCACCCATCATATAAGACGCCCGTAATTCTCTATTATCGATATTCCTATCATTGTAATAATATGGGATTTCTATTCTATCAA